CATAATTTGAGAAACGATCCGAAAATAATTCGGACTGATATCACAGATTTTGAAAATTGGACAGGGCGCGCGAACTCTCATTTCCCGGGCGAACCCGATCGGCTTCCGGCCGATTTTTGTGCCATTGGCGACTTTGTCGGTCCGATGCGTCCGCTTACACTGCTTGAGAAACTGGCCGTGCTCGAAAGTCAGAGTCCTCTGACTTGCACCATCCAGGCGGTCCTCGAACCTTTAAAAGTTCGGACTATTTCGAAGGGTATGGCGGCCCCGTATCACCTCTCCGGTGACTACCAGAAAGCGTTGCACACGGCCATGCGCCGGATGCCCTGCTTTCGTCTCATCGGTCGGCGCGCATCGCCGACTGACTTGTCCGACATTGCGATTCGAGAACCCGGCATGGGCTGGTTCTCGATCGACTTTGAGGCCTCGACCGACAACATCTCACGACGTTTGTCAGAGTGCGTCAACAATGCGATATGTCTTGGGCTCGGATTTGCGGATGTTTTCAGGGCGTGCCTTGCGGCGCACCTTTGTCAATACCCACAATTCGAGCTAGACGATCGTACGGTTGGCGGAAAGATTACTCTAGCGCTCTTCCGCGCTTGGCTCGAGAAATCAGGGGCTGGAAAAATTATCAAGAAGGAGGCACACATCTTCGTTGTGAAAATTAACGACGCGCTCCAAGTGAACGCGCAGTTGATGGGATCACGAGTTTCGTTCGTCATTCTCTGTTTGATTAATCTGGCTCTTTACCTCATAACAAAATTGGACGTCTGGCGACAATCGTACGAATGCAACGGTGAGGACTTTCCGTCTGACGAGACACTTGATCTTTGGGTCAAATCATGTCTAATCAATGGCGATGACGGTCTATTCTGTTGTACGCGGGCGTTCGCTGAACGTTTCTCCGAACTGGCGAGGCTTGTCGGGCTTCCTCTTTCGGTCGGCAAAGTGTACTGGGACCCAGTTTATGCGAACATCAATAGCACGTCGTTTCATTGCGACCTGCGTCGGCCTGACTCAACTCCGCGTCAGATCGATTACCTCAACGTCGGCTTAGTTTTCGGTCAGAATAAAGTTCTCTGCTCTGACAAGAAATCACCTAAAAGCGATGATAATGAAGAAGTTGTCCCTCAATTGATATCGACAATAGCTCGAGTACTCGAAGGTGCGTTGCCGGGACGTCAATCTGACGTCCTGAAGACATACCTTTCGTTGCACAAGAACGAACTCTCGAAACAA